ACTTTATTCATGTGTCCAGTTTCAACTATGGACGTTATATGACCATAAAGTCTGTCAAGCAATCTCATCGCAAGCCAGATTGATTCTCTGGCCTCCAACTCTGTAGAACCACTGGCTGACCAGCGATCCATTAAATCTTTCCTGATTACTTCAAATGCTTCATTAAACAACTCGTTACTTAGGAGGTTTTTCGCCTTCTCCTCCCGATATTCATCAGACATTACTTACCTTCTTTTTGGTGGTCTACCGCGCTTTTTTCCGTACGATCCCGGTCCTGTTGGCATTATGTATCTCCTATTGCTACTGCTCTGTTTTGTTCACGCTCCAGTTGAAGTTCTGCCATCTTCAGTTGCGCGTCAACTTGCGCTTCCTGAGCATCTTGCTGAACTTTCTGAGCCTTTATTTGTACTTCAGCAGCCTTAATCTCTAGTTCCTTCTGCTTTATCTGTGCTTCCATCTGTGCTGCCTGTTCTTCAGGTGATGGGCCTTCCTGCTGTGGAGGAATCTGTGAAGGGTCGGTCAGGAAGTCACTGACATTCTGAAATCCCATAGCCCTTACAAGTGATGCACCTAAATTGTACATATTCTGTACCGTTACAATTGGAAGGCCACCCTTCATTGCCTCACCAGCGAAACTAAGCATCTGAGATAGATGCATCATCTGCTGATCTTTATTTCCTTGGCCTAATGCAACAGAAACAGTACAATCAGCCTTATCGCTCCATGCATCTGGGCGAACAGGAACCCACTCGTTACGAAGCATTATTACACGTTCCTTATCCTGATTCTTCAATAGTAATTCATATATCGTAATCATCAAGTCTTTTACGCCAGTTTCTGCAAAGTTTCTGGCGATGAGTTCTACGCGACTCTGTGCGGCTGACATAACAGCGTTGACAGCGGTGGCCGTCGTATGTGATGTCAGGGCGTTTTCATTCATGCCCTGAGACATACGGGAAACACCGGCTCTGGATTCCCGAACCCCATCCAAATACTCTAGCATCTGGAAGGAATAAGGTTCAAGCGCGGGAGTGGTAAGCGGCATTACGGCGTTGGGGGATTTTACCCTTACTACCCCGCCCGGTCTTTGCGTTAGCAAATCATCTAAATTTGCTTGTCCTTCGAGTACGGCGTACCGACCGAAGTTCTGGTTATACATATTATCCATCAGGTTACGCATCAGTGTAGACTTCATCAATTGTAAGTCCATCACCAAGTCTGCAACCGACAGACCGAAAAACTTATGCGGAATTTTTATCGGCGTAATGGAGACAAATGGAATGGAATCTATTTCATCATTCTGTAAAACATGATTCCCAACTGAACACACTTTCCTTAGTTCGGCAATTCCATCATTGTCATAATCTGTTTTAAGGAAAGATTCATGCAGCCAATACGTCCTTAAAGCCTCTTCTGTCTGTGATTCCCCAAGATTAAAATTACTACTATCATCAAATTCAAATCTTGCCTGCCTCTCGCCAAAAAGTGAAAACTCATCATCTTCACCGGCACCTAGTTCTTCAGGGCCAAGGTCTTCATCAGGATACATCTCCCTCAATTCAGATAAAGTCTTTTGCACCCTATGACAAACAAATCGGGCATCCTTTATACTCTTCGCATCTCTACTAATAAGAAACTCAGATGGCGGAACATTCTCTATCTTAATCTTTCCGTTATAAGATGTGCGCTTGATGACTAAATCATGCTCTACCTCACCATAATCATTGTCATACTGGGAATGCTCAACAACTTCAATATCCTTCTGCATAAGCAGGGCTTGCAACCCAACCTCATCCAGACCGCGATACTCTTCCCTTTCGGCTTCTTCGTAGTCATCCCACCATACTTTAACGATACCATTCTTAGATAATAGTGCATCGGTAAACCATGAATACAGGATTTCCCAGCCGGGGTTATCTTTTGTGAAAACGTAATTCACATAGTCAGTGGCCTGCTCCGCCATAGCCACATCTTCGGGGCCATGCGGGGAGAATTTAACCATTTCGTCGCCAGAGGCAAACACACGCATTAGAGAGGGTTTAATCCACTCTATCGTGTCTGATACTGTGGAGTCTACAAACTGTGATCTGCCTTCTACTTCATTCCCAAAAGGCTGACCATAGTAATACTCCATAGCCTGCTCACGCTGTCTGGAAATAGTATCACCATATCCTAAAGCGTCTGTGATCTCGCCCCTGATTCTGGCTACTAATTCTTCCTCAGTGATTTTTTCTTTCGCCATTAAATAATTCCGTAGTTCCTGTATTCAACGTCTTTAGTCCATTCTGGGTCTTCACCCGCGACCGCAAAGCGCTGGGATTGAAATGCATATCTTGTTGCAGACATCAGGTCATCCCTAATAGGAACCACCTTATTATCCTTTCTGTGGTACATTCTAAACTCTTCAAACCAGTCTGAAAGGGTTGAAAATACCTTAAATTTATCATTCTCTACTGCTTGTAGCATAGACATTAAACCTTCCTCTATGCTGTTTGAGCCTTTTATAGCACCCAAAGCGGGTGGATTAGTGAAATGCTCCAGCAGGAAATTACACCCCAAACTCCTGTACTGATCAGCCAAACCGGGATTTCCCATGCTATCCCTGCGATTTCCGTCATGCGGGTAGACTATAGGAATAAAATGAGGCCGTGACCTGATAATCTCGGCATGAACTGATGGTGAAGCCTTAGATGCCCTATAACAGTCGTAAATATAGAACATTTCTTCTTCCCTGTCAATAGCTGCCCATATCACTGCTGTTGGGTGATCCCAACCGAAATCTATGGCTGCTATTCTGGGCCAATGATCCTCAATATGTATGGGATCGATCATAACCTTCTCTTCGCCCAATGGGAAGACCAATCCTGAACCAATTGAAGGTCTGCCGTAGCGCCTCATCTCCCTCTCGTGCGGGGAGTATGAGGATAGAATCTGTTCCATTACCGACTCGGATAAATGCCCTCTGACACCATTCATGGACATGATCTTCTCTGAAGCATCATCCCATGTAGAGTTAGTCAAGGATTGACCGGACTGTAGGTTATTCATAAAGGATGCCACCGTTTCTGTCATCCCTGCTTCCGGGGTGAAGGTCATATAAACCATCCCCCTTCTATCTAGCGTCCGTGTTACAGCCTGAGAGTATAACTCACGACTAGGCTCTTCGTCAAGCCATATACAGTCAACGCTTCTTCCCTGCCATTTTTCAACGCCCATCTCGTAGGCTTTAAAGAATAAAGAGGAGTTCCCCCCAGAGACATGGCGAATAAGTGCCACGCTCTTGGCGTTGGGTACGCCGGGTTTCCGTTCTGTCTTTATGATACAATTTCTTGGTATAGCGCCAGAACCGAAAGCCTCTGGATCATCCGGGGAACCCAATAGTTCAAATTGTACAATATCTCTGGTGGTTTCGTTTGAAATCCCGCCGGCCCATGCTACGATGGGTTGGGTAAATCTCCTGCCATTCCACCACTTTGGATAGAGGCCCGTACAGTGATAGGCTAACTCCGCTGCTCCACAATATGATTTTCCTATGCGGTTAGCAGCCATGAGGAGGCGCTGGTTGGCCTCTGAGCCTGTTTCGTGGAAACTCTGTTGGTAGGGGTAGGGATCGTAGAAATCTAGTTTGTTGAATCGCTCTCTAGTTCTTATTTCCCTAGCGATTTCTACCGCTTTTTCCAGTTCTCCCCTTGGAGGCATGGATTGCCGCTGCTTGGCGCTCTGCGCCCTTTCTAGTTGCATAGCATTTCCCTGATTTTCCGTATTTCCAACCCTGTTTTCCGCTTTTCAGGGTACATGGTTGTATTGGCATTCTATCCCCGTCTTCGCCCGTGTCCAGTATATGTCCATTTCTTCTGATCATCACCTAAAACCCCACGATGCAGAAAGTTCGGGTCTTCGGTCACCTTATTCCATAGCAGTCCACCCATCTCTCCAGCCAGTCCAAGCCATCCAAGTGGCCCCGGTACGGCTGACATGGCAGCTGCTGCGGCTAATTTATTTTGACCAGCCCTTCGATAATCATCTGCTGCTTTAACGCCCATAGAGGCACCCAAAAATGGAACTGCCCTTAATGCGGTTTTAGCCACCGGTTTTAGAAAATTCATCAACCCCTTCTTTCCTAAAACATTTTCGGCCAGCACCCCCCTCACATTTGGAGATAAATTATATTCATTAAAAGCACCAATTCTTGCAGCGTCCTCAAATCTTCCAGAACTTTCTAATGCTGATTTTAATTTATGCAATTCTACACTAAGTAATTGCAAATTTTCAGGATGATGCAACCCCCCATCGGCAAGTCTTATAATATGATCTACATTAAATTCACCCGTACGAATTTTTGCTGCATGAAAAAGCCCTTCTATTTCCGCCTTAAATGCCGGGAGATAGGTCTCCGCAGGAGTGGCGGCAAGTTTTCTAGCCTTTCTTAATACATTTTTTGCGGCTAACTTTTCTGGGGCAGGCTTATAAGACTTTTGATATGCTTGACCAGCCTCACCAGCCCTATACCTAGCGGATACTTCCTTTATTACGTCTGGACGCTCCACTCTATAGCGGCGCTGCTTTGCCGTATTCATGGCATTTGCCACTACGCTTTTATCTTTAGAAAGAAGTTTTGAAGATAAATCAGGATATAAATCTGCGTACTTTTCTGGGCTTAATGCTGTACTTTCTATTCCGCCATATTTTGAAACGGTACGAGTACTTACCTTGGCCCCTTCCCCTGATAATATTTTTACTACTTCATCTCTTGGAACATCAGCCTGTCTTAATGCCCATATCCTATCCTTAACCCACTTTGGTATGGCGGCCATCAGTTCACCAGTTCTGGGATTTCTGAGATATCAGATGTTCCGATTAAAGCCTCCAGTTCCCGTTGCAGTTCATCTGTGGATGCTGTTTCCACATGAGATATTTCCTGCTTGATCTTCTCTGTGGGTTTAAGACCGGCTCGATCCAACACATCCTTCACTGCGCCAAGACGTACGGACTCTGATTCCGCGCCTTGGACTAATTCATTCAGTTGGGCTAATGCTCCGGGTACACAGTCTTGGATCATCTTGCGCTGGCGCTCTTCGATCTCTTTAGCGAACTTGTTCTTGAGTTCATATCCCCTCTGTTTAGCATGGGAATACCCAGCCATTTCAGCGGCTCTGGCTGCTTTACCAGTCAGGCAATATTGTTCAATAAAGACTTCTTGCTTCTCTGTTCTCATTCCGTGTACCAATTATTGCTGCGGGGTAGCCATAGGACTCAACGTATCTTCCAGCCTTATAGGCTCTTGACGGTTCAGCGTATAAATGTGGGGCAGCTTTTTCTCTAACCTGTTTTATTCTTGACCCCTTTAGGTCGGCACGGACGGGTGGTAATACTTCCCCAACAGTATTTATTGACCATTTTGCCGGAGTATCGGAAACCCCCTTCCCAAGAATATTTTCAAAATTCATAACATCCATTACCACCAATCTCTCCTTAGCTCCCACATCTACCAATTTATCAAGCCATTTGAAAGGGCTACCAAATTTTACATGGTCATAGTTAAATAACAATGCCTTTCCAGTATCTGGATCAAATACCCATCTATGTGTCATGTGGGCTAAAAGCCGATCTGGAGTCTTAGAAACCCAACCGAAACTTACATACCCATCCCCTCTCTGTATATTCTTTTCAAGAAATGGGATATCATGCCTGACAGACTTATCGCTCTTACTCATCTCATTCTGTCTTTTCGCTTCCGCAATAATATTATTTTTAGTTATCGGGGTTCCATTATTATTTAAAATTCTAATCACTCCGGGGCTGGTATCAGAGCCAACAAGGGATACATACGGATTTTGCTGATACGGTATCCCCTCAACATACTTTATCTGTTTAGCATCCATAGCAGCATTTCTAACCCCAGCGCCACCATAAGGCTCTGTTGGCTTTCTAGCAAATTCAATATCTTCACCACCTATCTTGAGCCTGCCCTTCATATCGGATAGAATATGCTGTATTGCACCATCAGGAATATTTGATTTCAATACCCTGCCACCTATAATCTGTGGATTTGATTCCACAGCCGACATTTTTGCCTTCTGATAGTTAGGAAATAATTCATCCATAAAATCCTTTCCTAAACTTTTAAGCATGGGATGGTCAGGTCTATATATCTTTGCCTGAGCAACTACATTAGCCCACTGGTTCACATAATCATTAACAGTCTGCCTTCTGTGAAATTCCATTGTTTTACCGGTGGGGGCAAATATGGTGCCTCTTGGATGCCCGGTAAATTGATCCATAAGTTGCTCCAATCTCTTCAATTCTTTTGAAGCGATACTACTGATGCCTTTCTGCTCTGAGAGATACGCTGCCTTGGGTTTCAGAAAATTAGCAGCCTTAGTCTGGAAAAACTCTTTCGCCATCAAAGGTATTTGAAAGGCTCTTCCCATAGGGGTATACCAAGGAACCTCTGTACCACCTAATGGGTTCTCTCTCGTCCTACGCCCGTAAGTTTGCTGCCTGTTCAATCTTGGAGCCATAGCCATAGGATAAAACCCACCCTTACCAACGCTTGTAAGCCCTCTGGCAAACTTAGTAGGGCTGACTACGGTAGCACCCGTATAAGCCAATTGATCTGCTAGATTAGCCCAATATGGATGATCTCCGGGAACACCACGGCCAAACTGAATAGGGTTAATCAAGCCCATAGCAATCGGCCCAGCAGCCCCTGTACCCCTCCTGAGCCACTCATCGAATGCCTGACCACCCTTACCTACCGCTGCTTCGTATTCTTTCCCCAGTTCAGATTTAGGGGCTAACTTTTCAGCGGCTAATGCCCCAAGTTGTCCTGAAGTATGGGGGAAATCGGTTATATATGACTTTAAACCGGGATATTTCTCCATCTGCTCTGGAGAACCTCTTCCCATTATGGTTTCCAGCACACTACCGGGAAATCCGACAATAGAACCACCTAATCCACCCAGCATTTGCAATGCAACTTCGCCAAATGCCTTTAATTGCTGTGGACTTAGTGCAGTTTTTTCATCGTATATCGCCATTTGCTTATATTGATGTAAATTACCTATTGGTGAGTGGGGAGAATATTATATAATAAGAAAAAAATAGTGGGGGGTGCCGGGGTGCTTCCTTCTTTTGATCTTCTAAAGCGGTGCCTCAGTTCCCGGCAACGACTCTCTAAGATGTGGCCTCAAATTTGGCTGTAAATATGTGTTGCGTTACCACTATATGAGCAACGCCATACCGCGCAACGATTACACGCACTGCGATGCCTTGCGAGAGTGAATGTGTGTGGACTCACCACATTGTATTGCAGCAGGCAACCAGAGCAGATATACTCGGCACTCGTTCACACTGCAATGGGAGATAGAGACAATGCTAGACATACTAGCCTATGCTATCGGTACCCTATATCTAGTCGGTATAGTAGTGTTCATTCTGGTAGGCGTAATCAGCGGGTGGAAGCGATGATTGCCGGCAACGTAGCACTCACGCCGCGCAGCAACAACGAAAAGACCGGCAAGATTACGGTATCCACGTCAACAAAAGACTGGTGCCCGGATTCATGCCCACTCAAGAAACACGGCTGTTATGCCAAGCATGGTCACACTGGCATTCACTGGCGTCTAGTGACGTCCGGTGACCGTGGCACTGATTGGAATACGTTCGTTTCCAAGGTTGCCGCTATGCCGGAAAAAGACGGTATCTGGCGGCAT